TGAAGCACACATGCAGCAAGCCGCACAACAACAAGCCCAGCAGCAGGCCCAGGATCCGATGTTCCAGTTGGAGCAAGCTAAGGTCCAAACGCAGCAGATGGAGGTGACCCGTAAGGTTCAGAAAGACCAGACGGATGCGGCCTTGGCGCAGGAGAAACTCAAACTAGACGCACAAAAAGTGCAGATCGACGCGGCTAAAGAGGGGATGAGGGTGCAGTCCCAGGACAAACAGGCGGCAGATCGCCTGCGTCTCGATGCACTAAAAACACTCGCCGCGCCAAAATCACCCACACCTAAAGGGCCGAGTAGGTAACCATGGCTAAAACCGTCTATGACGTGCTTATCGATAAATGTGATGAGGACATTGGCGCCTCTATAGAATTCTTGGTTAGTGGGACCGCAAAGGACTACGCGGAGTACCGAGAAGTTGTTGGTCGTATTCGGGGTCTTCGACTGGCAACTCAAACAATAAAAGACCTCTCGCGTTCACAAATGGAAGACGATGATGAATAGCCCGCAAGGTGCAGAAGTAGAACTATCCGAAACTGAGTTTGAACAGCAACTACCTAGACCCGTCGGGTATAAGCTGCTTATCGCCCTGCCCAAGATTGAAGAAACCTTCGATGGTACGGGGATTGTTAAGGCAGATCGAACTAAGTACGAAGAGCATCTTTTGACAATGGTGGGGCTTGTGCTTGATATGGGTTCGCAGGCTTATATGGACCCGGAGCGCTACCCGGGTGGGCCGTGGTGTAAGGTTGGGGACTATGTGTTGTTTCGGTCTAACACCGGCACACGGTTTAAGGTCCATGGCGTTGAATACCGGTTGATGAACGACGATTCGATTGACGCTGTTGTTAACGATCCGCGTGGCGTTACGCGTGCATAAGGGGGTTAATCATGCCGTTCCAAAAAGTTGAGTTTGAGTTGCCCGATCCGGATCAGGTTAAAGATACGGATGTGATGGTGAAAGAAAATGGTGAAGTTGAACTGCTTATTGAAGGGCGGCCTAACCAACTGCCAGAAGAAAAGGCCCCGGCAAAAGAGCCCGAGGCCAAAGAAGACCCCGTTGATATTGAAGTCGTTGACGACACCCCGCCTAAAGACCGAAACCGCAAGCCTTCGGCACCCCCGGATGACCTGACCGATGATGAGTTGCAGGACTATTCGGAGAAGGTGCGCCGCCGCCTACAACACTTCTCTAAGGGCTACCACGACCAGCGTCGTGCAGCAGAGCAAGCCGCACGCGAGCGCGCAGAGCTTGAACGGCTAACCCAGAAGCTTTTTGAGGAAAATAAAGCCCTCAAGGGTACGGTCAATAAGAACCAAGAGATTTTGCTTGAGCAGGCCAAGCGCAGTGCCACGGCTGAGCTAGAACAGGCTAAGACTAAGTACAAACAAGCTTATGAGTCTGGGGACGCGGATTCAGTTCTTACCGCCCAGAATGACTTGACCCAGGCCACACTCAAGGTAGATCGAGTAAGCAATTTTAGGTTGCCTACTTTACAAGAACCTGGAACTAATGTACAAACGCAATCACAGGAAGTTGTTAATACGCCTCAGCCTGACATAAGGGCGCAGCAATGGCAAAAAGACAACCCCTGGTTTGGTTCCGATGATGAGATGACAAGTTTCGCTCTCGGGTACCATCAAAAACTCGTTAAGGAAGGAGCGGATCCTCAATCTGACGATTACTACGAGAAAATAAATTCTCGTATGCGGCAAATCTTTCCAGAGCAGTTTGGTGAAGAAGAGCCAGAAAGAGTAGCTGAACCGCGTCGTAGGGCTCCAGTGGTAGCCCCGGTTACTCGCAGCGTTGCGCCTAAAAAGATCACGCTGACTAAGACGCAAGTCGCCCTGGCAAAACGCCTCGGTGTGCCGCTAGAAGAATACGCCAGACAGGTTGCTATGGAGATGAGGAAACAAAATGGCTGAGAACCGAATCGCACGCGATCAAGAAACCCGTGAAGACACCGTTAGAAAGCGTAGTTGGGAGCTGCCTAACGTACTGCCTACCCCGCGCCCGGAACCTGGGTACGAGTTTCATTGGGTACGTATTAGCACGCGGGGCGAGTTGGACCCCAGAAACATTTCTCTGAAACTCCAAGAAGGTTGGGAGCCTGTTAAAGCATCGGAGCATCCTGAGATATTTATCGCGGGCGTGGAGAATGAGCGCTTCAAAGATAATATCGTCATTGGTGGGCTGATGCTTTGTAAAACCCCGACGGACTTCGTTCAGGATCGGAATGCGTTCTTTAATTCGCAAGCCGCAGACCAGATGAGGACTGTTGATAACAATCTCATGCGTGAAAACGACCCGAGAATGCCGCTTTTCAACGAGCGCAAAACGAAGGTCACTTTCGGCAAAGGCACTTAATTTTAGGAGTCTACTATGGCTTACCCTGTTGTTTCAGCCCCGTACGGGCTAAAGCCGATCAATTTGATCGGTGGGCAGGTGTTTGCGGGTTCTACGCGGGAATACAACATTCCCTATGCGTACTCGACGGACATCTTTTACGGTGACATCGTTGGTCTGGCACGTGGTCAAGTTGCCCGTCTTTCTGTGTCGACAGGTACCGTTGGTACGGTGGCGGGGATTTTCCTTGGCTGCTCTTACACCAATCCGGTGACCAAGCAAAAACAATTCTCGCAATACTGGCCTGCGAGCACAACGGCTGGCGATGCGGTTGCTATTGTGTGTGACGATCCGGATACGGTCTTCAAGGCTGTTGTCTGCTCGGCGACCACGGTTGTAGCCTCTGGTGCCCGTGCGATGATTGGTCAGAACCTTGCGATGGTCAATAACACCGGCAGCGCAAATACCGGTAATTCCGCCAACGCCCTGTTGGCTCCTACCGACACCCCGGCTACGACGGATGCTCTCCCCATTCGCGTGTTGGGTCTGGTACCGGAAACGGCCGTTTCTTTGGGTACCGCTACCTACGTTAGTATTTCAACCGCAACGGTTACTTGTTCGGCACTGCCTTTTGCATTGCCCGTGGGTACGGATGTCGGCTCGATTGCAGCGAATGGTCAGTACATTTCGTCTGGGTCGTTTGTGGATACCGCTGCGTCTGCCGGTGCCACGTCGTTTGTGTTGAATCAGGCTCCTCTGGCTGCGTTTGCTGCTAGCTCGACTCTGGTGTTTACACAATATCCGGAACTGCTCGTTAAGCTGAACTTCGGCCAACACGAGTACTATGCCGCTACGGCGACCGCCTAAAGGAGTAAACCATGGCAATTTCACGCGCACAACTACTGAAGGAACTCCTGCCGGGGCTTAACGCGCTGTTCGGTATGGAGTACAAGCGTTACGGTGAAGAGCACAAAGAACTCTACGAACAAGAGACTTCTGAGCGCTCGTTTGAAGAGGAAACCAAGCTGTCGGGCTTCTCTGCTGCACCGGTGAAGAACGAAGGTTCGGCGATTGCGTATGACAATGCGCAAGAAGCTTGGACGGCTCGATACAACCACGAAACCATTGCGATGGGTTTCAGCTTGACGGAAGAAGCCATTGAGGACAACCTCTATGACTCGCTGTCGGCTCGATACACCAAAGCGCTGGCTCGTGCGATGGCCTACACGAAGCAGGTTAAGGCGGCTTCTGTGCTTAACAACGGGTTTAGCGGTGCCGTGACCTACGGTGACGGCGTGAGCCTGTTTAGCACGGCGCACCCGCTTGTTTCGGGTGGCACCAATAGCAACCGTCCGACGGTGGCTGCTGACTTGAATGAGACTTCGCTTGAAGCTGCGGTTATCCAGATCGCCGGATGGACCGATGAGCGTGGCCTCTTGATTGCGGCTAAGCCCCGGAAGCTGGTTGTACCGCCCGCGCTGCAATTCGTTGCTACGCGGCTTTTGGAGACGGAACTGCGGGTTGCTACGGCGGATAACGATCTTAACGCGCTGCGTAAGATGAACAGTATCCCCGAGGGCTTTACGGTCAATCACTATTTGACCGATAGCAACGCTTGGTTTTTGTGTACGGACGTTCCAAACGGGATGAAACACTTCGTTCGGACCCCGCTTCAAAACTCCATGGACGCGGATTTTGACACCGGTAATGCCCGGTACAAGGCCCGTGAGCGGTACAGCTTCGGTGTTAGCGACCCGCTGGGTGTGTACGGTTCGCCCGGAGCGTAGTTTTTAAGGGTACTAGGGGGGCTTCGGCCCCCCTTTTTACGGAATCAAATCATTTATTATTACCTACTTAATGGGTGCTCGACGTATTTATGATTGTGGTAAGCGCCGTTGGGTATGGACCTGTTGACACTTTTACAACAACCTGATACAAACATCTTATCCCGGGGTTACCCGGTACGTTTGACAGTCCCGGCTGACGACATGCAGACAAACGTACCCTGACTCGCATGTGAGGATCCAAAATGGCGAACACGACTTTTAACGGACCAGTAAGGTCCGAAAACGGGTTTGAAGTTGTTTCCAAAGACACCACGACCGGTGCGGTTACCACGGTTCTTGCAATCGACGGCGCTGGGGTTCAAGTTGCGCCGGTTTCTCTGTCTGATGGTGATGTTACGCTTGCAGATACGACAAATGCAGGCCGCGTTAACCTTATTCCAAACGGCACCCAAGACAACACCTACACGCTGCCCGCGCCTGTGGCGGGACTGTATTTCCGTTTCGTGTATGCGGGCGGTGCGGCGGACGGCACAGATGCCATTATCAATACGGGTAGCGATACCAACTTCTTTATTGGCGGTGTGACGTTCCTTGATTCGGATGCAAACGACGCCGGGGACGAAGTCTCTGTTGTGTACTCGGACGGCAACTCTAACAGCAAATTCCAAATCAATCTCCCCGGTGCATGTGATATTAACGTGCTTGCCATCAACAGCACGAATTGGCAAATTTGGGGCACCGTAACTTCTACGGCTGCACCTGCCTTCGCTGACCAGTAATAGGGGGTTGCCATGGGCCGGATGCAGTATGATATCTGGGCGGTTACCCCTGCCACTGATGATGATTATTATCGGGCGAACGCATCAATTGCTGCCGCTGGGGTGCTGTCTTTGCTTGCCAACACCGTAGGCCCGTACGGCTACGGTTATAAGATTGGCATTACGTCTGCAGGGGACGATACCGGTATTACGTTTACTATTACCGGTCTTAGAGTAGGCGACCTGTCAGGTGCCGTGACTACGGAAGTTGTTACCGGGGTGGATACAGACACGGCTGTATCGGCTAATTTTTATGCTCGGGTTGACTACATTGTGGCAAGTGGGGCGTCTGCGGGTAACGTAAAAATTGGTACGGTGGGGAATCTCGCGCTCCCTCGTTGCCGTATTAAAGGCATGTCTTATGTGGCGTCCGCCACACCGGGGACCATCAAGGTTAACCGCAATAGCCTTGCCTCCGACCTGCTGTTGCAGATCAACACCCCCGGAAATGAAGACGTAGTAAACAGCCTGTACATGCCTGCGGAAGGTATTTTGACGACCCGAAGCGGGGTTAACGACTATTCTGAAGTTACGTTGGCTGACGTGTCTTTTGTCACGTTGCTATGTGGCTAGGGAGTAGTCATGGCAAAAACCCCCGCGTGGCAACGCAAAGAAGGCAAAAGTCCCTCTGGTGGTTTGAATGCCAAGGGGAGAGCTTCATACAATCGGGCAAACCCTGGGAAACCGGGGTTGAAAGCGCCACAGCCCGAGGGCGGCTCTCGTCGAGACTCATTCTGTGCCCGAATGACCGGCATGAAGAAGAAATTGACGAGCAAGAAGACGGCCAATGATCCGAATAGCCGCATAAACAAATCTTTGAGGGCCTGGAAGTGCTGAGGTGCTCATGGAGATGATGGTATGGAACATCGTTTTGACCGCCATTGTGGGGCTGTTGGGATATGTACTTAAAGACAAATTCGCTGAACTGCAGCGTATCAGCATTTTGCTCAATAAGACCCGGGAAGAAGTTGCTAGGGATCACATCACCCGTGGGGAATTTCGCGCAGATATGAATCAGTTGTTGGAGCGCTTCGACCGGTTGGAGCGTAAGATTGATGCAATACGGGGGCGCGAAAGTGCTCTCTAAGTCAATGATTAAACATGAGGAAGCCGAAATGCGTGCAGCTAAGCCTAAAAAGATGATGGGCGGTGGTATTGCTACTAACACTAAAGCGCCGCCAGCCCCCAATACTCCGGGGTCCCCATCGGCTTTTGCCAATTTATCTTCTGCCCAGAAACAACTTATTCAAGCTAGGGGGCCATCTTCTGCCCAGCAACAAGATATTCAAGCTAGGGGGTTATCTTCTGCCCAGCAACAAGCTATTCAAGCTCAAGCTAGGGGGTCATCTTCTGTTCAGCAGCAAGTTATGAAGCAAGAGATGGCTAAAAAACAAGCTATGAAGCCAGAGATGGCTAAAAAACAAGCTATTCAAGCTAGGGTGTCATCTCAGCAGCAAGCAGGTATGAAGCAAGAGATGGCTAAAAAACAAGCTATGAAGCAAGAGATGGATAAAAAACAAGCTAGGGTGTCATCTCAGCAGCAAGCAGCTATTAATAAGCGAGATGTAACTAAAAAATTTGAAGAAGAAAACAAGAGGAAGTTACCTCCTGACTTTAGACCCGGTCCCGGTTACCCGCAGCATCCATACGTTCCAGACTGGGTTAGAGGGTCTGCGGTGAAGCAAGAGATGGATAAAAAACAAGCTTACGCAGCAGGTGGGCGTATCGCCTCTAAAGGTGAGCATGCGGTTCAGCGCCGAGCCAAGCGTGGGGCGCAGATGATCAAGATGGCCCGTGGCGGCCGATACTGCTAAGGAGGTAGTCATGGCTGAAGCTAAACCGCAATACACCCCTGAACAGATGCAAGCGATGCAAGAAAAACGCGATGCTGACACGCGCAAAAAAGAAGCTAAAGCGCCGACGACTAAGTCGACCATGGGCGAAGGCAAGTTGAAGTTTCGCTCCGGGGGTTACGTCAAAGCTGCTGATGGCTGCGCCAAACGCGGTAAAACCAAAGCCAAAATGGTCTAGGTGACATATGCGCGCAAGCCGTGGGATGGGGGATATTAACCCCACCAAGATGCCAAAACCTAAGCGTATGAAGCGCCGTGATAACACGGACTTTGAAGTTTACGCAAAGGGCGGTGCGGTATCTCGTGTCAACGAGGCGGGGAACTACACTAAACCCGGCATGCGCGAATCCATGTTCAAAAAGATCAAATCCCAGGCTGTGCAGGGCACAAAAGCGGGCCAGTGGTCCGCCCGCAAAGCACAGTTATTGGCGAAGCAGTATAAGTCCAAGGGTGGGGGGTACCGCGATTGAAAGCCCCACAGCAAAGCCTTAAAGCTTGGACTACTCAAAAATGGCGTACAAAGTCGGGTAAGCCTTCTAGCAAAACCGGGGAGCGGTACCTCCCTGAGGCGGCGATTAAGTCTTTGTCCCCTGCGGAATACGCAGCGACAACTCGGGCCAAACGTGCGGGTAAATCGGCGGGCAAGCAGTTTGTAAAGCAGCCCAAAACGATTGCCCAGAAAACAGCGAGGTTTCGGTAATGGCTAAGAAGTGGATCCAAGAAGCGATTAAACAGCCGGGAGCCTTGCGCGAGCAGTTGGGTGTGAAGGAAGGTAAGAAGATTCCGGCTAAAAAACTTGCCTCCGCTGCCAAAGCCCCCGGCAAACTTGGCCAACGTGCGCGCCTTGCGCAGACTCTAAAGAAGATGAAGTAATATGCCCACGACCGGATCTACCGCGTTTACGCTCGACTTCACGGATATCGCCGAAGAAGCTTGGGAGCGTGCGGGCCGAGAGATGCGCTCGGGCTATGATCTGCGTACCGCGCGGCGGTCGATGAATTTGATGACCATTGAGTGGCAAAACCGTGGCATCAATATGTGGACGATTGATCAGGGGACGATTACCCTGACGCCGGGGTTGAGCACGTACGCACTGCCGGTGGACACGATTGATCTGCTCGACCATGTAATTCGTACCGGTGCCAATTCGGCGTCGACCCAAGCAGACTTGAACATCACTCGGATTAGCGTCTCTACCTACGCCACAATTCCCAATAAGCTAGCTACGGGCCGCCCTATTCAAGTCTGGATCCAACGGCTGTCGGGTGTTGTGTCGCCCACGGGGCTTACGCTTAACGGCACGATTAACGCCACTACGACGACGATTACACTTAGCTCTACTGCTGGCCTGCCCGCAGCGGGGTTTATCCGTATCGATAACGAAGATATCGCGTATGGCTACCTAAGTGGTAACACGCTTGGTGGGGTGTTCCGGGGGCAAAATGGCACCACGGCGGCAACGCATACGACCGGGGCTGCGATCTATAACCCAAATCTGCCTGCGGTCACCGTCTGGCTCACCCCGGATAACACCCAGACCTATCAGTTTATCTACTGGCGCATGCGCCGTATTCAGGACGCTGGTGCGGGCACTCAGCTTGCAGATATGAACTTCCGGTTTTTGCCGTGCTTGGTTGCCGGATTGGCGTATCACATTGCCATGAAAGTACCTGAGTTGGTCGAGCGTATTCCAATGCTCAAGCAGGCGTACGAAGAGCAGTTCGATCTTGCTGCGGGCGAAGACCGGGAAAAGGCCGCGATTCGGTTTGTACCTCGGCGTCAATACGTCTATGGTGGCTAATGGGCAACCGGTTTGCATCAAACAAGATCGCAATCGCTATATGCGACCGATGCGGCTTTCGCTATCGGCTAAGGGATCTTCGTGAACTGACGGTTAAGACCAAGAAGATCAATCTTCTGGTCTGCAATGAATGTTGGGATCCGGATCATCCGCAACTGCAACTTGGGATGTACCCCGTAGATGACCCGCAAGCCCTGCGTAACCCACGTCCTGATACAACTTATGTAACATCTGGTACGCTGGTAGATGGCAATTCGGGGGAAGGGAGCCGTACGATTCAATGGGGGTGGAACCCGGTGGGTGGAGCGAGTAGCTTTGATGCCCCACTTACCCCGAACGCACTTGTAGCAATAGGGCAACTTGGCACTGTAACCGTCTCGTGAGGGCATTATGAAAGCTAAAAAGTATCTTTCCGGTGGGGATGTAAATAAGGTTAAAACCATTGCATCCAAAGAAGTTAAGCAGCATGAGAAGTCCATGCACAACATGGCTAAGGGTGGTGGTGTTAAAATCCGTGGTACGGGCGCTGCTACCAAGGGGCTGCGTGCTCGGGGTCCGATGGCCTAAGAGGTTTGCATGAACTACACCGAGTTGAAGGCGAATATCAAAGACATCTGCGAGAATGAATTCTCGGAAGATGCGCTGGCCATGTTTACGAAACAGGCTGAGCAAAAGATCTACAACACGGTGCAGTTACCAGCGATGCGGAAGAACCAGACCGGCACGCTGACGATTAACAACAAGTACCTGCAAATTCCGGGCGATTACCTGTACACGTTTTCGCTCGCCGTTGTTAGGGCCAATGGGGACTACGAGTATCTGTTGAACAAGGATGTTAACTTCATCCGTGAGGCGTACCCTGGGCCGACGGCTACTGGCTTGCCTAAGCATTATGCAAACTTTGACGACACGGCGTTCATCCTTGGCCCTACTCCTGATGCGGCGTACTCCGTAGAACTTCATTACGGATATTACCCTGAGTCAATCGTAACGGCGGGTACGACGTGGTTGGGGGATGAGTTTGACTCTGCGTTGCTCAACGGTGCGCTTATCGAGGCAATTCGGTTCATGAAGGGCGAGCCGGATATCATTGCTAACTACGAAAAACTTTACCTACAAGCGATTGGGCTCATTAAGATGCTTGGGGATGGTAAACTCAGGCAAGACACATATCGCTCCGGGCAATTCCGAACCCCTGTTAGTTAGACGCCACTATGTCCCTGGTTCAAACACTCTGCACATCGTTTAAGGTAGACCTGTTTCGTGGGGTGTTTAACTTCGACACGGGCACCACTCAGACCTTTAAGCTCGCGCTCTATACCGCTGCGGCAAACATTAACGCTGCAACGACGACGTACACCACTGATAATGAAGTTGTGGGGCCTGGGTACAGCGCTGGGGGGCTTGCGCTGTCTGTCTCTCAAGTGCCGACTTCTTCGGGCACCACAGCATATATCAATTTCGGTAACGTGACTTGGACGGGCTCAAACATCGTCGCTCGGGGCGGGCTTATCTACCTCGCCAACGGCACAACTAACCCCTCCATTGCGGTGCTTGATTTTGGGGGGGATAAGTCATCTACCCCAGCCGGGGTGTTTCTTGTTCAGTTTCCGACCTCATCTGCGTCAACAGCGCTTATTAGGCTTGTCTAAATGTGGACCCCTGTCTCTACCGCGCAGACCGCGAGTTGGGTTACGGTTAATGATGCACAGACTGCAAACTGGCAGTCTATTCCTACGTGAGGTAGTTCATGGCGACCCAATATACGTCGATTCTTAAACTTGCGTTGCCGACGACGGGGGAGTTGTCTGGGACGTGGGGTGCAGTTGTCAATGACAACATTACATCTATGGTGGAGCAAGCTATTGCGGGCCTTGCGAACATCACAACTTGGACGACTAACGCCCACACGCTGACCACGGCAAACGGTACAACCGCTGAATCTCGCTGTGCAATGCTGGTGGCTGCTGATGGTACGGGTGGCACGGCGCTTACCGCTGCGGGGGAGATTATTTGCCCCGCGCTCACTAAGTTGTACGTCCTACGTAATTCCTCGTCCTATGTGGTTACCCTCAAAACGGCTAGCGGTACGGGTGTTGCGGTCCCTAGCGGGAACACGGCGTTTCTTTTCTGTGACGGCACCAATGTCCTTGCGTGCGTAACTACGATTGTAGACGGGCGCATTACTGGCAATCTTACTGTTGACGGCAACACGACGCTTGGAAACGCCACTTCTGACACGATTACAGCCACGGCGCGGTTTGCTTCTGGCCTGATTCCCTCTGCAGACAATACGCAGGATTTAGGTTCTTCCGGTAACTCGTGGAAAGACCTGTACATTGACGGTACTGCGTATCTTGCGCTTGTCGATATCAACGGCGGTACGATTGACGGCGCAACCATTGGGGGGTCTACCCCGGCAGCGGGTACTTTCACGACCGCAACGGCCACAACTGGCAATATCACGACCGTAAATGCTACGACGGTCGACACGACCAATATCGAAGTCACCAACATCAAGGCCAAAGATGGTACGGCCTCGGCGACGATTGCCGACTCCACGGGGGTGATGACGATTGCCTCTTCGGTCCTGACAACGACCGACATCAACGGTGGCACGATTGACGATACGACCATCGGTGGGACTACCCCGGCAGCGGGTACTTTCACGACCGCAACGGCCACAACTGGCAATATCACGACCGTAAATGCTACG